TCCTGCGCCTGGTTGAAACATTTCTTTGATACGCCAAGCGCCAATATCCGGTTTGATCTCTTTATTGATCCAACCCCGTATGGTGGGTACCCCGACAGTTAAAGAAACTCCAGGCGTAGGCGGTTCTTCTAACCTAAAATCTTGTACTGTCACCACAGTTGGTGCGACAGTTTTCAGGATACTTGAAGAATTGTCTGTGAAACCGAAAGGAGTGACCTCCATTCCAGGTACGAAACCATCATCCACGAATGAGCCGGTTGTTCTTGTAAAGCCGTCCACAGTAGACGCTAACGTTGTGGAACCAGTTGTGGCAACTACCGTTGTCAACAAACGGTTGCGCAACGCAAGCAACGCGGCATGATTATCAAGCATTACGGTACAAGAGCCTTAGCCACTGCAAGTTCATACCGAACAATCCACCTAAAATTGATCTTTGTTATCTTGATACTATGAAACCCTCCAACTTCTGAACGAAGTTGCATATCGTTTGGATTGTTCTCAATCAGCGGTGCATAAGGAGCTTTAGTCAAGTCTGCTGCAATTGTCACGTTTCGTGAACGCAACGATCCACTACGGAAGAAAGACTTCAACAAGTTACCAGAACGAACAGGCTGTCCAGGTGCGCCAGTTGTTTCACTTCCGAATTTGATAGAACGTTCTACATGTTCCACCGTGTTACGAAACATCACACCTTCACGGCGATTGACTTTTTCTGTATGGCGCGCTAATGCACGCCTGAACCCTGGTCCGTCCAATAGCATACCAGTCATACGATTGCTATTATCCTTGCACCAATGACTAAACCATCAGCACGTATGATACGGAAATGCCGCACTAACCTTTGTACATCACCCCAAGTGCAACGTGCATTTAGAACAGGACTGTTGTTTATCGCTGACGGTACAAAAAGCAACGTGACAGGATCTCTTTCAATAAGAGTCATGCCACGGTAGTGTGCCAATTCGTCTTTCAACTGAACTGCGTAACCCACCACTACGTCGAGAGACAGTTCAGTTTGTACGCCAGTGGTTTCGTCGTGCGTTATTGTATCCTTTGTAAACTCTATATACTCACCACGCTCTTTAATGCGCCTTAATGTTTCGCTATGGCGCGATAAGGCATTCATTAGTAGTCATAAGTGAGCGGAGTTGTGTGTGTAGACACACCTGTTCCAAGCACCTGTGATCCGTCATCAGCGCCAGCAATTACTGCAAGCCATTCTTCGAAGTATTTGTCGGCTAAATCTTTTAGCCCCTGCCGTTGGTCGTCTTCATAAAGGACACGACCTAACACCTCAAAACCAGCATCTTGCTCAGCTGGACGAGCCAAGGAGAGTGTATAAGCAGCGTTGAACGCTAAGTAGAGTGCCCATGCTGCAACAGCAGCTTCCTCTCTTTCCGGGGTAGCAAAGGTATATGCAGAAGTTTTATCTTCTGCTTTACCGACATAGACGGCCATGCGCTCGAGCAATGCGCCGTCTGGTGCTTCACCCGGAAAGAGAGAAAGCTCTACAGGACCGTTGGGGGCAATCAGAGCATCAGGTTGGACAGCCATTACTGCTCGTCTTCTTCTTCCTCTTCTTCCTCATTCGTAGACGTGTTCCCCTCACCGGGTGCATGCGCCCACGGAACAGAACTGGCTTCACGGCGCGTCGCCTTTACCTCTTCAGTGCGCTTGGCCTCATCAGCTGCTTCCTTGTTGTCCTTCTCCCAAGCCTTTGCTTTCTTCTCGAAAGCCGGACCCGAAACAACCTCACGGTCAAGCAACCGACGGCAAGAACGACCATGCAACTCTGCAGCTAGCATGTCAGCATGCTGCTCATTCCCCGGCATGAAAAGCGCACCACCATGCCGCAGCGTGTTTTTGATTTCATTACGTGCCATTGTAATCAGAACCTCATAGTTAGAGAAGCTGGAGTATTACTCACACACCAGCATCGATCACAAAGAGCTTCTGCTCATCAGGATCGGGCATCGGGTTGATCTGTCCTTCGATAACCAAACCACGACCACCGTTCTCGATCTCGTGATAAATGGTCACACCACGGACATCAACACCAGCACCAGGAGCTTGCGAACTAAGGTCGTATGCACGCGCAACAGGTGCAAAGGCCGTGGTTCCAACTGTCAGTCCTTGAGGAACAGCCGCGACGACCTGCGCAGGCCAGACCTTGGTACGCGTCTTAGCCGTACCACCATCTGTAAACACATCGGTGGTCTGTTCATTGATGAAGAACCTGAAAGGAATTCCAAGTTCGTCTGAGACGCGCTGTTCGATCTGCGGCAAGGTAGCCCGCAGACCCGTCTGCGCACCAGGCATCGGGTTTGGTGCGTCCGCTTGAATAGCATTGCGCGTCGCAATACGCATCATCGCACCTTCGATGGGACCAACAGCCTCGATGGCATCTTCAAGCCAAGCAAGGAAATCTTCGTAAGCGTCAGTACCAGCGTCATCCCACGCCGTCCCGGCCGTTTGATAACGTGCGGCGTCGAATCCATAGTCGACCGTGTAAGTGACGCCGGTCTGTGGGTTCATTGCCGTGATTTCACCAGTAGCCCACGCAGAGAACACATCACGCTCAACACGCCGCCAGTTAGCGAGTGCAAGCATCTCCGTACGAGCAGGAATACGAGCACCAACGATTTGACGGAAGAGAGCCTGGTTACCTCGCACTTCGTTCAAGAGATCATTGATCTCTTTCTCGGCAATGCGAAAGTAAGCCTCGACCGGCACCCACTCGATTTCCGAACGGGGCGGAGTCTCGAGAGGGATGTATCGTCCGCGTGTGTTCCACTCTCTGCGATCCGAAGTGATTCGCACGTCAAGGGTACTCAGTGACGCAATCTTCGTCTGCTCGACATCACGACGGGGCATGAAACCTGCCCATAGGAGTCGTCCTTCGTCAGTCGGGTCGACAGTCTGCGCCCTGACTGTAAGTGCTGTCGGAGTAAGTTCGTCTTCCTCCGCCAGCCAGGTAAAATCTGCCATTGTAGCTGATCTCCTGTCAGTTAGTCCGGTTCACCGGATCAGGTGGGCGTGATGGCGACGTGTGAACCCGCGGCGTCCACGGCAGACAGCTCATCTGCGCTAAGCGCGCGACCGAGGCTGTCCTCAAGGATGTCACGGTTGATTAGAACAAAAAGACCAACGGCAACTTCGACATCATCCGTAATAGCTCCGAGTGCCGCGGTATCGGAACCAGCTGGCGCAACCTTGGCGGCTTCGATAACCGCGCCATACGCGACCTGCGAGACTCCGGTGATCTTGTCACCGTTAATCTGGATGAGCACACCAGGCTTGATGTATCCGTACTGATCGACCTCATCGATCGTCAGTGTGGATACGTCAAGCAGCACGGCAACTGAATGCTCGACTGGCCCAACGAACGGAGTGGGATGAACCTCACCGCCCGGAGTGCTTGACACCGACATGGGCATGAAAATGCTCCTTAGAAGGTGAAAAGATGAACGTTACGACACCGCAACATTGAGTGCCTTTCGTACTCGTGTAGCGGAGTCAGTGTGACCCTCTCCCGCCTTCTTGCGATCTTCGGCATCCTTACGGATCTTTGCGTAGACGTTTTCTTGTCCACCTTTTTCACCGCCAGGTCCGCCTTGAGGACCGAACTTAGTGCCACTCTTGTCGTCTTCCTTTGTAGCAGTGCGAAGACCTTTCAGTGACGGAACACGTTCGACAGCGTCTTCGTATTTCATCGCTTTCTGGTTCTCACCTTCAAGAGTGACATAGGCAACATTTACATCATCGCCTTTGTCGTTCTTCACAGACCGTACCTCGAATTTCGCGCCTTTGAGTGCGGGGATAGCAGTGAGTGTATCCACTGCTTCAGGAGCAAGCCCGGCCGTCGCAGCAAACTGTACCGCAGCTTCACGGACTTCCTTGGCAGCCAATTCAACAGCCGCCTTTTGACCTACTTCTATACCAGTCTTCAGTTCATCGAGTTTGCCCAGCTCCCGATACTTGGTGAGCTCCTCAACGTCGCCTTTTGAAACAAGCATCTGTCCGTCCTCAGGAGCATTCTCCTTGAGAACACGAATTTCGTCCCGTTGCTTCTTGTTGTCCGTTTCAAGGTCGCTCACTTTTCGCGAAACCTCAGTTGGAGTTCCAAGCTGCTGATAGGAAAGATACTGTCTGTACTCAGCGTCACTGATTTCTGGCATAAGCTGCCACCTTGACAGGTTAGAAGCGGGCCTCCCGCCCCTCAATGAAACATTTTGCCTGCTAGGTAGTATAAGAGGTTAGGCTGAAAATCACAACCTACTCTTCAACCGGGGGTGCTATTGGTTCAGGAATGTCCTCTACTTCAAGCGCTGCTACAACAGCCGCAGGTACTTCCAACAGTGCCATGACTTTAATCATACTCTCTTTGGTGAATCCTTGAGAAGCTGTCACTTTCTCAATCAATCCCATAATGAATGTTGACGACTCACGTATGCGTTTTGTTTCTGCGTCTGTATCTTCGATACCAAGCTTAGAAATCAGAGTCAATTGGGACATGCCACCAGCGGCATAAGCTTCGAGATCAAGCCTTACCAAGTCAGGACTTCTTGGACCAGGATTGATGTGCTGGTCTACAGTGATTCTAAGCGTATTGCTGTACTCACCGACCTTGTTTGAAATCAACTCAGCAAGCAATACCACCACGGTCAAAAGATCGCGTAGCATCCCCTCTGAAGACACACGCCGTTTCTCTAGGTCTTTCTCAAAAACTGAACGAGCTTGTTCGTATGCAATACCAGAAGTCTCGGCGTTTGATGTACCACCAAGATGACCTTGCTGACACATCCTGAGAATACGGCGACGAATAGACTCTAGCGTTTCCGTGTACGGTTTTGGATCAACAGGTTCAGCAATCGTTACTTGTGGCATTTGGTTGCCTCTTGTCTCTCCGGTCTGATCCATCTGCGGTAGACCAATGAGCTCCGTAACAGTGGCAGCACCAAGTGTACGCACTTGAGGAACAACACGCCACAATCTACCTTCTTCGTCTCTTTCTAGAAATGCACCATCGGGTAGAGAATCACCTTCGTCGTGTGAGTAACGAATACCTTGTGGCTTTGCGTTGTGAATATATCGCTCGCGAAAGCCAGCCGTTTCGACGATACGGCCTATCAAGGTAGCAACGAAATTAAGCTGACGCTGTGTCCGCATGACAGGTTCTGTGATTACCACACGGGTGCGCATTTCGCTTGTTAGCAAGTGCCCCTGCAAAGGCAGCTCAACACGAACATCCGGCTTATCTTTATTTGAATAGACAAACCGCATAATCATTGACGCGTCTTCATCCCTACTGCGGTTAGGATCAAGGTAATGGAGTTCTGCACGTTCGAAAGTTTTTGTTGAACCATCAGAACTATATTCTACTTCTTTGTCAAGATATATAGCAGCGACATCTTGTGTAGCTTGGTCTATCACCATTGCGCCAGTATCTGGTGAAGGTCCAGACACAAAAATCATATTCAAAGCGTCTTCAAAACTTGGTGCCGTTGGAACGGTTACTCCGTCGCCAGTTTGACGTAAAAACCGCCAGGGGATCCAAAGACGCAAATTGGCCCAGCCAGCCCACGCTCCGGTGCGTTGCCGATCTTGAACCAATTCTTGCATACGACGCTTGTCCCACCACACTGACAAGAAGCGTACTAGTTCCTCACCCTTAGTTGTTGAAGAATCATCTTGGTTTTTCGACGCTGTACCAATCTGTGGCTCGGAAAAAGCATTCTCAATGTTCTGTAAAACTTCACCGATGGCATCTTCAGGTGCAAATTGTTGATAAATCTTGTTAGTTCTATTATCTAACGCTTCACCAGGACCTATCCACCCTCTTCCCTTTTGGAAGTGATCTTTGTATACAGAGAACAATTCAGCTTCTGTATATTTTTCCGGCAAATAGTGCTTCAAAGCATTATTGGCGTCTTCGTATGTCCATTCATCAAACGGAGCAATTGCAAGTTGAACAGGTTCATCTGGATTTTGCTCGTGTGAACTAATTGGAGTTGGCATAAGTATGACCAGAGTAATTAGAAGCCGAGCGGCGCATGCGAATCATCGGTACCAACGCATAACGAGTTGCGTCAATTAGATGATTGTGTTTGTCTACAATCTTTCTGGTGATCTCGCCAGTCTTGTCATCAACCTTATAACCATACAGCATAGCTTCTTGCTTGTAGTGCCGACAATTTGGATGGATCACAATGCCTTCAAATTGTCGTAAGTAAGCAATACCGTCTTCAACTGAGTTAGGCCATTTGAAAGCAGGACGAATCCCACGCAAACCATGTTGCTTTAGATAAGAAATAGTTTCAGGGCGTGAAGAATCTGCACGAATAATGCGGGTTACAATCCTTCGGCCTATGTCACGTAGCCACTGACGCTTAATCATGTGTGTATCAAGTTTAATCTTCCAAGATTCTTGGTACACATGTAATTCACCTTGACTGAAATGATACTCAGATGAACGTTTAATCCACAACTCAGTGCATGCCGTTGGATCTACAGAGAACCCAAAGTCTGCACCAGTGTAAGGTCCAACCCAAATCTTACGACCGGATGAATCTAATTGATTGGGTGCTGGTTTGAAAGATTCTACACGCCATTTTCCATGAAGCACTTGCGCCTCTGAAGTCTTCCTGGGTACCCCACCCCACACATGTTCAGCTGCTTCAGGATCTACACGGTATAGATAGTCTTTCTCTTCTTTGAGTACTTCTGGGAACCACGGATTGTCTTCCCACCCGACTTTCTGCACTATGGCGTTCGGTGGACGACCTATTACGAATCGCTGATACGTCGGATCGCTTTCTAGATCAGGATTGAAAGAAATCCATATTTCTGATTCATCTTTACGAATGGTTGGAATAAGGATTTCCCATGAAGCTTTCGTAACAGACTCAGCTTCTTCCACCCAACAGATATCAATACCTTCGAGTGACTTGATGCGATTAGTGTTATAACGCAGTCCTTCGAAGAGAATTGTTGTACCTGTTCCTTTATGGGTGATGACTTTTTGGCCGACATCCCATCCAGGAAGGTTTAAACGAACTACTTGATCTTCGAATAGCTTGTGGACAGAATCAGCAATGGACTTCTGGAATTCACGGCAGCACAATACACGAAGCTTGCGCTGGCTTCCCATAATAAGGATCGCCTGTGCATAACTCCAAGAACGAGCTGCACCACGCCCACCCCAAAAGACTTTATATCGAGCAGGTACAAAAAGTCCACGCGCATACTCTGGTAATTTTGCTGAAAACTGTACCACAATCAGTCTTCATCACCGGGTAAGCCCAACGTCATCTCGTCAAGTTCAGAGAAATCCTCTATGGCGTCTTGGTGCTCACTAGTCGGACCGTGCTCTTCTATTTCACCTTCTGGTGAAACAAACTGCACACGCATCGTAATAGGTGCACCGGCTGAACCATTGAACCCAAACTCACCTTTGAACATGTCAAGAACACGAGCAACATTTTCAAGAGCACGTTGCGGGTCGTGGAACTCTACCTTCATGTTACCGTTAGCATCGTAACCAAAGGACTTTACATAATGCTTATTAGCTAGAAGGGCGTCGTGATCGATCTCAACACGTTGAAACAGCTCATTTTTCGTGAGGATGTTGCCAACGTTGGACCGTGCTATGTCAGAAAAACGCAACAGCACCTCATCCGTAGACATCGCCATCTCGTCCATACGAGATTTGATGTAAGCGGCTACGTCAGGGTGCCGAAGAAGCTTCGATGCGTTAGTTGATGGATTGGATGGTGCTGCGGTATAGCCTGCGTGTTCATATGCCGCTCTACCGTTGAACCGTTTTCCGGTATGCTCACCAGTCAACCATTCATCCGCAAATGCCTTATACTTTGGATGAATTGTGTTGAATACGGTTCCCGTTGCTCTAGTAATCTCTTCGTTTGCCATGCGTACAAATATGGTACTCCGTCTTACTTGAAGTCAAGGTACCATCTATCTTTCACTCTTGATAAATCGCACATTATGCGCTATGTTCTGAGCCCAAATAACAAAGAATACTCCCAATGCCACCTTGAATGAAGCACCGTTTATAATCAATGCGATCCCGGACACCCCTACGAGCATAGCAATAACAAACAACCACCAGGCTATATTTCTTTTGTTACCTTGCATGGTACCCACCCTTATTTGGAAATGGCTTAACCACAAGGTGTGTCGCGGTTACCCCCGGTGTCCTTGTACACCGAAAGCCGTGCCACCTCACTAAACTCTTGTGAAAGCCGCCAGCCATGCTCAAGCGCCAAATGATAAGGTCGGTGCAATGAGCTTGGCATCACCGCGCCGCAGATCGGGCAGCGCAGGTTGAGGCGCTCGTACTCGGGGTCGACTCTTTTGGCAAACCATTTAGCGCGGTTCCGGCGGGAGGCCCAGCTCACGGGTACACACGGTAGATGTGCCACACAAGAGTCTGTTCGTCGGAGAGGAGTGTGCACACGTGCTCCGCGGTGTCCGGCGGCGCTTGCCCTGTCGCCACAATGACGTATTCGCGGTAGAAGCCGTCTTCTTCGTACCAGGCCATCATCACGCCTTGCTGCTCGGCGGCGTGGATCACCTTCCCGGAAATGGACGTAGTCCCATGGTTGAGCTGCGTCTTGTAGATAGGCCCCCTCACGGCTTGTTCCCTCCCGTCCCCTCGGGTGCGCCTTCTCGATCAAACTCGATCGAACGAAGTACTCGGTCAGGGTTGAGTGTGCCCGCCACCGTACGACGCTTGAGGAGTCCCATCTCGTCCATGAGCGCCTCGACCTGCTCGACTGCCTGAAGCGCGCCTTCCCTGATATGCACGAGACTCGCGGTCACGCTGCGATTAGTCATTCCACCTCCTTAGGCTCGTCGCGACGCGCGTCGTGCACGTAAACTGTCAGGCCCCGCCTGAGCGCGGCTTCGATCATGAGCTTGGTGCCGCGGCTCGATCCGTCCCACACCGCGATCAGAGCGTCGGCGTTATCAGCCATCTTCTGGTTGCGCCGCACGCCCGCCGAATTCCCCCACAACTTCCACTCGGCCGGATACCGTTCGACTGGGATGCCACGCTGTGACGCCCACTTCTCGCCCTGCCTGTCGATCCCACGAGCGCCACCGGACAGCACGACCGTGGGCAAGATGCCCGATTCCTCCACGGCCTTCACCACGAGTGTGTAGCTGTTGAGGTCGCGGGAACCGGCGATGATCACCCTCATGGCTCATTACCTCCCCTCCCCTCGGGTGCGACTCGATCCACGTACACAGACCACCTCGTGCCATCGGGTAGGTCGAACGTCATCCGCCCCGTGGCCGCTCCGTCCTTGGGTACGTCGTGCTTGCCGGTCATGGATCCGTCTACGGCTTCTCTCGTCACGAGATCCCAAAGCTTTTCAATCGGATGCTTCTCGGTCATGATTTCTCCTCGGGTGCGGCGCGGAGACGTTTGAGTAGGTCGCGGGCGTCTCGCAGCGCGACTCCGATCACGAGGTCGGGGTCGTGGTTCGGGCGTGCCGGAATCGACATGACCCACTCGCGCGAGCCCTCCCTGCCTCTCGGCTTGCACAGCGCGGACACCATATCCCACGCTCGGTCGATGCGCGCCTCGATGGCGTCGAGGCTCATATCTCGGTCACTAGGCGTCACTGGTTGCTTCTCCCGTATCTGTCGTGGCGCCCCCGGAGCGGAGCCGAAAGGAAAAGAGTTCTGCTAGCGTACGCGCGTGCCAGGGCCGGGACCAATCACTCCACGCGCCAGTGAACGCGTCCATCACTTCCGTGAGCGTGTAGCGGGGCTCGGAGGATCTCTCCGTGAACGCCCACGAGGGTCGGCGAGTCACAACCCCTATCTGGCCACAACACGGGCACCTCTCGGCCACGCTCATTGTCCGTCCCCCATGTCGCGGGGCTCGGCTGCGGGCTCGGGGGAGCGGAGCGCGGCGAATGCGGCCTCGGCCTTCGCTTCGACATCACGTGCGACAGACTCGTCGACCGCTATGTACAGGCACCGGAGTGCCTTCCTGGCTTCGGCAAGCGCATCCCCCACGTCGGCCCCTCGCACGTCCTCGGAGGCGTGTCGTTCGCACGGTGTTGGTAAGATGCACATCGCTTCTTGGCCCCAACCGTCCGTAAAGAACGCCCCGCAGAGGTCCATCTTTCGGATCCGCGTTTGTACATCCTTCTTCACGGACTCGTCCGAATCGACGTCCTCGGGCACCACGTCCATGTCGTTGACCATCGCTAGGAAAGCGTCGTCGTAGTCGGGGAAGTCGGCGGGCTCGGGATCTGGCTCATGACGTGTCGGCGCGGCGATCTCACCGACCGCGGCCATCGGCTCGGGCCGTACGTCCTCGGGGGAGCGGCGACGGTCGGTGCCGGTGCGATTCCACACGCGTCCGCTTGCAGCAGCCTCGGCCGCGTGTCGGACGTCCGGGTCACGCTCCCCCCGGGGACGCTCCCTCCGTCGCTCGCGCGGCGCGTCTCCTCGGTCAGGGCGCGTCGCATCGTAGAGCGGCTGCGTCGCTTTCGGGTCGCTCACTTCGAACCTCCTTCCGCTTCGGGGGTGGCGAGGCGTGCCAAGCATCGCCCGCACGGCCTCTTCTTCGTGCAAGGCACGCACGGCACGTCGGGATAGGCTTCGATCGGGCATCCGCAGTGTACGCACAGTCTGCCCTCGGCTATGGCCATCGAATAGCTATGCGCCATCAATCTCGTCCGCTTCGGGGGTGGCGAGGGTGCCTCAAACTCCAGCTCGTAGCGACGTGCGATCTCGTGTGCGAGGCTGAGCGAGTCCTCGCGGCGATCGAGGCCGAAGAAGTCCTCCAGCGCATCGGCAAAGTCGTCCACCGCCCCCCTCTCGGGCTCCGCTGCCGTGGGGGCGGGGGAGCGGCGGGCGGGAGGAA